CTGCGTTTGATTTTTTGCTATTTGGAATGTAGTTGCTCAAATTACGAGTAAGACTATCAATCAAAGCTTTTAAAGCTTTACCGGCTTTTTGAGTTAACCCCAACACTTCACTATCGCCGCTATAATCACTGGTAAGTTGAACCTCACCTTTTGTAGTAGTGCTGGCAGAACGGCGATTATCCTCAATAATCTTCACAATCGCTTGATATAACTGCGTTTGTGTTTCAGGTTTTGGTTTAAACCCTGCCTTTTGCAACACATAATGCGCCTCCGCTTGTACATCACGCACTCTGTCTTGCACATCGTTAAGCCATGTGTCAGTGACGCGTGTGCCTTGTTCACCGGTTGCCGGATTTCCGTTGTGGAAACGCTTGTCGGCAGAATTAATTTCGGGTAATAAAGTCTTCATCTTAATTATCTCTATAAGCAAAATAGCAATAAGAGTGAGCCGGTTTTAAATCTTTAAAAAACTCTTCAATTATTGGGTCACCAAACTCAACCAAATGATTACCGGCAAATGACTGACCGGCACGAAAATACACAATATTGTCATCACCGTTTAACACTTCTACACGCCACATAAAAATCAGGTTTTCGTTGGGTTCGTTGCGAAACTGCACAATATCGCCGGGGTTCGGTAAATCATTTTGAAGTGGTGAAAATTCTTTAATTTGAATCCGATAACCAATGCTTTCCGCAATACGTTTAAAATAAGGGATAGACAAACCACCCACGGCGTTAAGTTGAACGATTACCCGCTTAACACGCTCTTGATAGCTTTTAGAAAAATCGGTTTTAATGCCACATAGCCGTTCCCAGTCTGCAAGCATTGAATTTGATGTAGCAGGCTCAATCACATCCAACATTTCAACAGCACTTTGTTGCAAACGGTCAAATGCATTACCATCCACTTCACATTGCGCTAAAAATCGCTCCCCATTGATGTTATAAGATACGGGTGGATAGAGTTGCGAAAGCACTTTTTTATGCTCAACTTGCATTATTCCATCTCCGTCACTGTGATTGTTCCAAGACGAAACCATTCAATTTTATTGACGACATCGGCTTTGCGGTTTGTTGTCGGTGTCGTAAATTTACGATCAACCACGCCGATAAGATTGTTTACGACGGCTTCACATTGCGACACAATCAAATCATCACCGGGGATAAGCGTGTTAAAATAATCAGAAAGGGCTGTCGAAATAGCCGTTTTTATTTCCGGTAGTGTCACGCCGCTAATTTTCACTTGAATCGTAAAATTGACTTTTGTCACATCCGGTTTCACTACTTTGCTTTCTCTCGCCGTGACTGGGCGTACATCATCAATATATTCTTGACAACGTCGTACAGTTTCATCGCTTGGCACGTTATTATTAGACGTAATCGCAATATCTACCGTGCCTAAGCCACGGCGAAGGGGATAAACATAAGCGGCATCCACGCCATCCACTGACAATGCCCAAGTCCGATAATCATAACGATTCCCTCCAGCGGGCGGACGACGAATAATTTCAAGTAAACGGTCAAGCAAAGAGGCATCTGTTTCTGCGTCTGTTGCCCCAATCACCTCATTTAATGTTAGATCCGTTTGCACGCCCACTGGTGCAGCCATAAAACTTGCCGGTGTTGTGCGGCTAATATTTTGATTCGCACCGGTGGCAAGGCTACGCACCGGAACAACAACAGAACCCGTAGTGGAAATGACCGCACTTTCAGTGGTTTCATAAAAGCGGTTATCTTCCGTTTTGATTTGTAACCCGGCTTTAATCACAGCATCAGGTTGCCCGATGATAGTCGCCCCACGTCCGCTTGCATAAGTCGCATTTCTGCGGCGAATCCCACGCAATCCTGCGTGCTTTTCTAGAAACGCTGTGTCAGCAGTGTCGGGGAAAAATTGTTTAATTATCCATTTTTGATGGGCATAAATACCCTCGGCAACAGCGGCGAGACTACTTGCACGGGCATAATAATCGCTGTCTTCACTCACATCAGCTTGTGGTTCAAGCGATTGCACATCACGCAAGATAGCTTGGCGGATATCCTCTAAACTCGGCACAATAAACATTCTTTAAACCTCATTTAAATGACTTTTACAGGGTGTTTAAACCTATAGATTTCGCCCCGGTTATCCTGAATGGAAATATCAAGCATCACCACGCCATTATGTGGTTGGGTATGATTGACAATAATTTCGCTCGCACGCCCATCATCAATCAAAGGCTGCAAAGCTTCTTCGACATATTGTTGGGCAATTAAGCCTACCCGTGATAAATCCTTTTCGCGCGGAATAAGGTGGAGCAGAGAGCCTACACGCCCATCTGCCCACCAAGAGCCTAAAGGTGTGGTTAATCTGATATACGCGGCATTTTGCAACGTACTGATTGTTTTATTGGTATAGTCCCCGGTAAGCGGGCTGATCTCTCTGTCCATAAGAACAGATTAAAAGAATGGAAAGTAAAAAAGGTGGCGAGGGAGTTCCACACCACCTGCTTAAGGTATTATTGAGGTTTATCGGTCATACCGCCACTATCACCACGGTGAATATGATTGACAAGGGATTTACCGCTTGCTGTCACATCACCGTCTGTTGTAAAGCTACCGCCTTTTTGATTGACATTGCCGGTAAAACTTGCACCACTGCCGCCTTGCACGGCCATACCGCCATTGCCATTGATTTGCCCTTGGGCGGTAAACACCTGATCCGTTTTGACTAAAGGACTTGATATATCTACCTTGCTTGCTGCTTTAATTTTTAACACATCACAATCAATTTCAATGAGCCGTCCTTTTTTCAAAACAATGCTTGAGCCGCTTTCATCATACACTGCCACCTCACCGCCTTGCAGATTTTTAACACGAAAAGCACCATTTTCCGTGGCAATCACAATGCCATGGCTGGTTTGCCCGCCAATGGGTAAAATCACCGCTTGCGTGTTAGCCGGCGGCACGGACGTAAAACCAAAATGTTGCATAAACTCCACATCTTGCAAGGTTTCATCAGCAAGCCCGGATACTTGCACTTTCTGAATATTGTCCTCACTTTTGACTAAATTCAACACACCACGAAAGGCTTGGCGAATATCATTTATGGCATTCTGTGTTCTTTGTTGAATGGCTTGGGTTAATCGTCTCATTTTGCTTTCTCCCAGTTTCCTTTGCCATCGGTTGCAATCAAATCGCCCTGTGCTTTTTTCTTGCCTTTGCGTTTACGGGCTTTTTCCGCTTTCGCCTCATAAGCATCCGGTGTCCATATACCATCTTGTTTAAACCGTAGCTCGGTTTGTGTTCCATTATGGCGACTTAAGGTAAAACGCCGCCCCATCAAGAAAAATATGGCGTCAATATCATATTCTTCGCAGATGATATGCACCCGTTGGCCCGGCTGCCACAATGTCCCGTCTTGCATTTTATGATCGGGTACAACAATAGTGAGGATAAACCCTTCTAACTGACTGTCTGAAATATACTTTTTCGCCCATTTTTTTAAGGCTTCTAAATTGTCTACGTCAGACACCACCACGGTTTTCGGCTTATAAGTGGTCATTTCCGAATCTTGATAGATCCATTTCAAATCATTTTTGTTATCCGAACCTCGTTTGCCATGACTCTGCGCCAAGAAAGTCACTTCACTAAAACGATTGGATACATCAAAGGTTAAATTGGCTTGCTCAAAATTATTACGCTTGCCGTCTTTCATACAACACAGGGTCGCCACCGGCGGCGTGCTATAATCCGCCCCCCCCACGATCAACACACCATTGGGTTCAAACCAAATGTGAAGCCCGGCGGAATTGGCACAACGCACTGCCGCATTCCAAGCGGTTTCGCCCACCTCAATATCCACCTTATCCAGCATGGGGTTATTTTCCGCACGCAATTCCACCTGTTTAATGCCAAGCGGCTCAACAATTTTTTTCACGGCCTCTAACATCGTCATGCCTTTTACATTAGTAATGGGCGCCGAACAATCGACCAAAATGCTCGCTCGGTCACGACCATTTAAACTATAACTGCGAGAAGTCTTACTGATAGCGTGTTGTGTTGTATCTACAATACCGATCATCACTAATTCGCCATTAATTTTTACTTTCACTTCGCTTCCTGAAAAATCCGGTAACACCGTACTATCTGAAGGTACGCCCAAATCAAAACTAAAGGCATCGGCAGGGATTAAAAAATCACTATCAATATCATAGCTTTTCCAACTGCTATGGGCTTTGCCGTCGATTTCAACAACCACATCATTGTGATAAGGGTAATTATTTGACATAACTATTCAGCCACTCCCCACGCTCAATCAAATTCGGATAGCGGATTTGCGGGTTTAACCGCAACAATTCATCGGCACGTTTGTAATCGCTATAAAATTCATGGGCAATCTGTTGTATCGTGCCTGTTATTGGCACTTCACGCACCATTAAAGGCGGTTTGCGATTAATCGCCGCAAGGGCAAGTTGAGTGAACTTATGTGCTTTATTGCGTAATTGTTCTGCAGTATTATGTGCGGCAGTATAAAAACCCGTATTCGGCGTAGTCAATGTAGCGGATACGGCAACATTTTCACCTTGATGTTCCCGATGCCCTTGATACTCTTTATTTGTCTGTGTGCGGAGTAAGTGCAAATTCTCTACAATTTGCGACCGCACTTTTGTCGTGATGTAGTCAATATCTTGTGGTAATAATTCATCATCTTCCACAAGTTCGGTGGCAATGCGCAACAACACCGAACTTACCGCCAATTGCATCACTAAATGTACCGATTCTGTATCGGTCTTTGAAAATGATGTAGTTAAAGACTTCAGTACAGCTTGTTCTTTTGCTGATTTAATATTTTTACCACTCACTAAATCAGCGGGAATGGTTTTAATTTGACGAATGGTGCGCATCACCTCATCAAATTTCGCTTTTGTCGTTAAGTCTTGACGTGTAGCAATTTGATGTAATCCGCTATCAATCATCATCACTAAATCACGCACTGAATGCGCCGCTTTAGCCTTAAAGTTTTCTTTGGTGACTACCGGTGATACCGCATAACGGGTTTTATCAAAATCAAATAAATGACGGATCTGCTCAAAACAACCGAATAATGCACCGTAAACACCTTGCAACCGAGATTTCACATTAGCCCCAAAAGCGACAATCTCTAGAAATTCGCTGTAGAGTGCCATTACATCATCAGTAAAGTCCTCTAATTCCGAGAGCAAGGTATCAATTTTCGCCAACAGGGAATGATTAAAGATAAAAATAGGTTTAGCCGGCGTGGATTCGATAAAGGTCAAATCTAATGCCACATAGTCAATCATATCGGCTTCGTGGCGAAAATTTGCCCCGGTGCAAATCATATTTTGCAAACGACCACGAATCGGGTGTACTAGCGTTGCTGCGCCTTGTTTTTCAAGCACACTTAAAAAACGTTTAAAATCCGTGTAATAGCCATCACCATAAAAGATCGCTTGCATTCGCACGGTCAATGGGTTCAACCCTAAATCTTCTACGTCCGCCCCATTAACAAACGGGTAGGCGTGCTCAATAGTGGAGCGGTAAAAATCATCATCCACCGAAAGCACTTCAAAACGCACACCTCGGAAACTAGCTCGCTGAATCGGCTTTGTCCAACCTTTCATTTGTTACCCCCGTTTCATTTGTTGGTATTGATGTTCAGACGTTTGTTCCGCCACAATCCGTCCGTCTAAATCTACTTTAATTTGATTTTGAATGGTGAAATTTTGGCTCTCAATCGCTGTTTTAAGCCCCTCACTAATGGTTTGCCCGAACTGCTGAAAATCTGCCTGATAGTTAGATAGCACGGAGAGTTCACCTAACGTGCGATTTAACGCCGAATCCGAGTCATTAGCGGCATGAGCAAGTCCTGAATAATCTTGTCCTTGGTTGCGAATATCCGCAATTCTAGCCGCACTTTGACGTGTGCGTGCTTGATATTCTGCTTGTGTTAACGTGCCTCGCTCAACACGCAAAGCGGCAATCTCATCTTTGCGTACCAATTCTGCCACTTCACCGGCACGAGAGGCGGTTGTTCATATGGAGTTTTTGTTATAGTCCGTTGTCGTAGGATTGTATTGAAAGGTCGATTTTTTATCACTGCCGTAGGCTTTTGCATAAAATTGGTTTTCTAAGGCTTTTTCTTGTGCCGTTTTCTTTTCTGCTTTTTCTTCTGCTTTGGCTTCTTCGGTGGTGCGTTGATCGGCTGCAATAGCCAATCCCGTAAAAACAAGTACTTCCGATGAAAGCACCTGCTTAGCCAAATTACCCCAACCTAATTTTCCATTGGGTATATCAGGCGTTTTACCTTTTAAACCGCCGTCAATCTTCGATGCACCTGCTGCACTTGTCACGGTGGCAGTGGCTGCCGCTTTTGTCGTTATGTTGGCGGTATTTCCTATCTTTCCGGTCAATAAATCAACCAACGAAAACCCGGCAAGCCCTGCGCCAAAAATTTGTAAGGCATCAGTTGCGCCAACCACAGCTTTGGTTAAGTTTGGAAATTCATCCATATTTTCCCCAAGCCAATCAGCCGCATCACCTAATTTATCATTAGCTCCATTCCAATTTTCAATAGAGGTCATTTCGTGCTTATTGCGTGCAATTTGAAATTTCACCCCATTTTGTTGACGCATAAAGTCAAAGTCTTCTTGGTTAAAATTGCCTTTCTCTGCAATGGCATATTGTTCATCCACATTCTGCGCAGTATTTTTATCACGACGCATAGCAAACATCGCTGTACCGGCTTGAATATCCGGCATTACTTGGGATAATTTTGTGGTTTCCACATATTTAGCAATACGCTCTGCCAAGGCTTTTGCTTCCGTGTCATCTTTCGCATTATCAAGTTCTTTTAAGAGTTTTTGATAGGTTCTGTCGGAGGCAAGCACCTGATCAACAATCGTCATAAAGGCTTCTATTGCATTTTTGCCGGTTTTCATTTCATTGGTCATAGATTTTTCAAAATCAATACCATGGGTTTTCTTCGTTTTAGGATCATAGACTTCCAATTTTTCAAATTTTTTTGCCACATCGCTTGATCTTAATTTAGCAAAAAAATTAACGAGATTGGTTGAGGTTTGCCCGGTTCCACCGGAAACCTTATAGACTTGTTGTGCCCCTTTTAGCACTTGTTTGAGATCTTCTAAGCCGCCTAATCCGGCATTGCCTGCGGTAGAAAGAAATTCAGGGGCGAAACGAGCCATATCTTTCAATTCAAATCCGCCTGCTTTACCGGCAGCCCCCGCATAATCAAGGGCTTTTTGAATATCATCGACTTTAATACCAAAGTTGAGAAGTGAATTAACCAGCGCAGAAATATCATCAGTACTTGCGCCTGTTGCTGTGGCGTTCATCTGAATAATAGGTAATAACTTTAGCGCATCTTCAACGGAGACATTCCCTTCACCGGTCAAACGCCCAATTGCGCCCAATGCGTCCTCTTTTGTCCCACCGTAATTGAGTGTTTCTTTAATTGAATGATGGATCTTTTCTTTACCTTTGGTTTTTTCTTCAATACTTGCCCCGGAATAAGCCGTGTTAGCAATTTTAGCAATTTCAAGATCGTAATCTGATGCATTTTTAATTTTGGGCACAGCCACCGCAGCACCGGCTGCAAGCCCGGCTGTCGCACCGGCAATCATTCGCCCAGCATTGCCTAATCGCTGTCCCCAAGTGGTTTTGCCCATTTCCGCATTTAAGGAGGCAATTTTACGTTTTGTTGCTTCTGCTTCACGGGCGAGGGCTCGTGCAGAAAGCATGCCACTGGCTTTCAATTTGTTATAACTGGCAATAGTTTGCGCAATTTCCGCTTGAATCGCATTCTCACTACGAATCCCCAAACGTTCCCGTGTGCGCATTGCCTCTTGCACAAGTTGATAGCTTTTTTTTGTCACTTGTGTAGTGCGTTTGGCTTGGCGTTGTTGCTCATCTGCCAGTTTCGTCACATTGCCACGCAACCGATCAAGTGTGCGGCTAGCAAAATCTTGTGCCTTTAAACCCAACGCCAATGTCATTTTTGCCATGTTTAAACCCTTTTTAAACTCATTTTAAATCCACAAAAAAAGGGGCTTATGCCCCCTTATTTTTACGACGCATAAGGTTGTAATGCACCGTGTTACCTTTTTCTGCCCGCACTTTAATCCCTTGCGACATCTGCCAACTTGTCACCCAAGCAGCCACTTCGGCATGACACATCGCCCGAACCTCTTGTGCAGTAAACCCCAATTTCGCCAATAAAATCACCGCACTTCGGTAATTTTTTTCAGCTTCAAACAAGCCGGGGCGTTGTTTTATTCGCCGTTTGGCGGATTCGGGTTGTCCCCATCGGCGATATGCTTTTTTCTCAATTCTGCGATAGCTTCCGTTATCAGTACATAATCATCAGTTGTCAGATTATCCAACAGAAATTCAGGGGTAAGTGCCGTTTTATCAATACCGACGACATCAATTTGTTCGGATAAATACGCTAAATCAACCAACATTTGTTCGGCTTTGTTGAGGGTTTCTTTCTCATCCAAACCCAGCTCTGCCACTTTTTCAAGGGCGGCACATTCACCGCCTAAAGTGAGTAAACGCAACTCAATATCAAAGTAACGTTTGCCTTGATAAGGAATCCCTAATAATAAACGCATTATTCTTTCACCTCTTTCAACGCATTCATTTGAATATCAATCACCGCTTCATTATCTACCGTGTATTTTTCGCCCACTTGGGTGGTAAAACAGCCAAGATAAGAGGTGCGTTTATCCTCTTGATTCAGCGGATAAATCGTGATTTTGGCATCACTAATTTCCGCCCAATCAATTTCCGAGCCGTCAATTGGCATTGCCGCAGTCAATGAAATCTCCCAAGTTGCAATGCCTTTGGCATAACCGCGGGCGCGCCCTTCCGAGTTCATGGTTTTCACCAATTTACGCCCGGTTTGTTTGGTAATATTCAAATCCGCAATTTCAATCTCAATGCCGTCTACTTCAAGCACGGCAGAACCTGCATATTTTTCCATTTACGCCCCCTTATAAAATCAAATCAATGCGGTTTGCGACCACGTGTAAGCCGTTTACCACATCCGCCGGAATGGCCGTATCTAAACGATTTGGATCTTCTCCGTTACGTACGACGAGCAATTTCGCTTTATGCATATCCACATTTTCCAAAATTTCTTGTTGTTCTAAGCGATAAAGTACATCAAGAATTTCCGACCGCACTTTGGGTGGTGTACGATTAGATAATTTTGAACGAGGGAAGCGTAACGCAATACGTTGCTCAATGGCTTTTCGGGTAAAATCCAAGGTGCGAATCGTGGTTAAATCCAACCAAGCCGGGTCATCTACATTCGCCGGGGATTTGGTGTAAGTGGTAATGGCACGCACAATTTGCACCCGATTATTCACGACCATAATTGGCGTTAAACCGTTAAATAAAGATTGGTTCACTTCCGTTTTCAGTGGCGTTTCTGTTGCACTAACAGGTGTTAAACCTTTAATTTCAAGTGTATTAAGTGGTTTTGCCGGGTCTTCTTCCCTTGCAATAATTGCCCCAAATCCTGCGGCAATTAACGCATTAGATTCCACTGCACCTTTGTACCAACCCACGGTCACACGCTCTGCGTTAATTTTTCCGGCATAAGTTGTGCCACTTGCCATTGAACCACGCCAACCTAACACGCCCACACCCGGTTTTTTCTCCATTGGGCTTGCTACCGTATCTAAATGCTCACGCAAGGCTTTGGCATTTTTATCATCGGCAAATGGCGAAATAATCACGTGATAATGTTCACCGGCAACACTGGCAAGAGCAGCAGCTAAATCCGCATTTTCCGCACCATTGGCTAGGGTAGTTACATTCACTGCCATATCACCTGCGGTGATAGTTGCAGCTACATCAATTTCATTGCCGATTTCCCCCTTACATTTTGCTGTGAGGCTAACAGTACCTTCTTCCACCGTTGCACTTACCGGGCAATATTCCCCGGCATTAATCACGGCATTTAAACGACTGGCAATATCCGTTGCGGTTTCCGCTTTGCTAATGGCTACCGCATAATCCACACCACCAATCACCATTTTTAGCACACCGGCTGTAGTGGCTGTACCGCTTAATGCAATAGAACCGGTAGCGGCAACACCCGCCTCATTGTCTTTTAAGCCGATTGCAGTGAGGCGAATTATCGCATTGTTTTGAATAGCCATACGTGCCATCAAGTGCGCCCAAGAGCCTGCGCCAAAAGCGTTTTTTGCGTCCGTATCAGAATAAATCGGCGTTGGCGCACTAAAAGCGGTATCCCCGCCTAACATAGGGGCAACAATTAATACGTTTTGCTCATTAGTCGGTAATGTGCTAACCGCATTGCGGGCGTTATATTCTGTATAAACACCCGGCTGACGAATACTTGTCGGGATTTTGTCAAATTCAATGTTAGTTTCAGCCATTGTTTTTCTCCTGTTTACGTGAGCGAGTTTCACTCACCACAATTAAATCACCGTCCTGAATGCGGCGTTGGTAATATACTGTCGGCTCAACCTCAACGACCGCCTGTTCAATATAGACATAAGGTTGATTTTCCATTGGCACTTTAATGCCGGGTTTCGCTTTAACTTTCATGCTTTGTCTCCACCTCAAACGGCACGCTTGCGCCATTTGTCGGATCATAAATATTGCCCCCAATGCGTTCTAACATCGGGGCGGGTTCTGAATGTTCCCCTTGATAACGGGTAAACACATGATCAGGATTTTCAACATCACGAGTTGCTTCCGGATATAAGCCATCTTCAAGCGGGAGTAAATCGTCATAAACCGCCTCATACTCAATGGCATAAGCCGTAATCGCCCCACCTTTAAACACCGCATTGTTGAAAATCGTACGCACTTTTGTCGGCTTTAAGGGTTTCACTAATCGCCCTAAGGTTTGCGAATCCAGCAAACGGCGCACAGCGGTAATCAACTGATTAACCCCCACCTCACGCTTATCCACGCCTCCTTGTCGGGCGGCGAGGTTACTTCGCAAAGACTTGACGGCGACGATAATCACAAAGTTTGCAGTGGATTGATGTCGTTTCGCATTTGTCCCCATGCGTTCAATGCGTGACCCGCCAAAGGTCACTAAACATAGGGGCAAACGTGATGTATTAAGGCTTTCATCATCCAGTTCACCGCCATAGCTCTTCACTGTACTGACTAATTTCCCTAAACCACGTTGTAAACGGTCAACTAAGGCTTGTTCAATTTGTGTTATCACGGCTAAAAATCCTGTTTTTCGGATTAGTAAAAATCACGCCACTGTCTTGACTATCCGCCCCTTCGTCTACCAATGGCAACCCCAATGAGACCTTGCCCGTGCTAATATCCTGTAACTCTTTCAGGCTTAATTTATAGCGTTCAATAATCTCATCAGTGATTTCCACTTGAGACATACTGGCTAAACGATAGCGTGTTAAATCACAACAAAGTCGCACAAGATTTTGTGGCACGGTAGCAAGGGGCAAGGTATAACGTGCAGCCAAATAACCATCAATTTGGCTTGAGCTGTCCGCTAAGGCGACTTCAAGCAAATTTTCATTCACCTCACCAAGCAAATCCCGGTCGGTCAATTCAATGGCTTGCACCTCACCTACGCGCAATACAAAGTCATCCACACTGGCGTAATTCACGGCTTATTCCTCACAAATCGGTACAAGTTCCAACCAAGGATCTTCCGCCAATAAAATCACCTTATCAGGCTCAATATCTGTGACGTTAATCACCGTTTCTTCCGATTTGGTAAAACGAAAACCGGCACGCCCATAACCGGCTTGCGGGTGAATACTGCGTAATTTCACTGCATAGGCGATAGGTTCAATCTCTTGTACTTCAGATTTTGTCAGCGTGCCGTCCCCATTGCCATCTGTTAAAGAGTGGTCGGTTTCAGTGGTATTTGGTGTGCCACTTTCTGATGCTTCACTATTGCCCAAATTAGATTCTTTTGCTTCATCAGTTTTCACTTCCTCGTTTTTCACTTTTTTAGTTTTTTTAGCCATGTTTACTCCTAAAGGGCGGTTTCCCGCCCAATATAGTTACGCTTAAATGATTTGCGGTGAAACCAACACTTTCAAACGACCTTTTAAGATATTGGTCGTACCGTTAATCATCTCACCTTCACAGATTTGACGAGCTTTAAACTCAAGAGCAGGTGGCACTAAAATCACATTCGGACGAATGTTTAGTAATTTACCGCCATCGCCTTTTAAGGATTGCATTTGGGCAATCACTGCCATAATGCTTTCTGCCGTAAGCTCCGTTTGCTCCACGCAATGGGCTAATTGCCAGAAACCAAAACCGGCAGCACCACGAGCACGTACACCCCATTCATAAATATCTTCATTAAAAACAGTATCGGATTTTGACGGATCAAATTTTGTTTCAATTTCAGGACGGGTACGTTCTTGCCAAATTAATGGTTTAACCGCATTTGTGGTATCGAAAATATAAAAGGTTGGCGCATCCGCTTTAGAACCGATGGTAATATTGCTTTGCTGTTTGCTATTGCCTGTGCCGTCCACGTTTTCGTAAACAGGGTGGTCTGTGTCAAAATAGTTCTGCCCGTCATAACAAAGCGTATTTTTACCTTCTTTTAACAGCCCAAACACTAAATCATCCGGTAATTCTGCCGCACTTTGTGCCGCTTGTTGCACCATCGGGCGGAATAAGCCCACTTGGTCATCTTCAATATCTACACGAGGCACGCCTACCGTACTTTCATAGAGTTTGTTTTCAATGCTGGTCCCTTGGGCTTGCATCGCTTTACGCTGACGTTTTCCTACCCATTCCTGCATTTTCGGGAATTGACCTAAAAAGCCGTAGGTATTGACTTTGGTATTGGATGAAATTTTCATCGCCACCGTATCCCACTGGGGTTTAACTAATGCTAACCCCGCCACAAAGTCTTTTTTAAACTGGCTTTCAATTGCTTTTAAAACCTCGGATTTTTTAAAGCTCATTATTTTTTCTCCTTGTGTTCTTCAATAAATTCCGCCTCAGTCATCCCTAAAGCTCGGGCGGCGGCAGCTTCTCCCGCACTTAACGCCACCACTTTCTGATTCGGATCTGCTTTGGCTTGTGACTCACCACTTAATGCGGCAATGGTTGGGGCTTTGTCTAAATAAGCCGTTAATGCGGCAATATCTAAGCTATAAGCCCAATCTTTTAACGCCGGGGATAATTTCCCTTGAGAAAGTGCCGTTTCAATCAAGTTTTTTTTCTTGTCGGTTTCCACCGAGGCTTTCAGCGTACTAAACTCCGCCTGTAAAGCGGCGACCTGTTCCACCGGCACAAACTTCGCCGGGTCAGGGTTACCCACTTGAGCCGTCAATGCCGCTACAGATTGATCTTTTTCTTTCAACTTGGCATACACATCCATTAATGCCACCGGTGAATCCCCCTTAGCGGCTGAAAGTGCGGTCACTTTTTCTTTAATTTCCGCCTCACCGGCATTTGCTTGTAACGCAAACAAAGCACACAAGGCTGTATGGAGTTCTTTATCCATTTTGGTTTTATCCTCTGTTTGAAGTAAAAATTGCGCACTGGCAGCAACCATGACTTCGTCCATTCCATCTAAAGCAGGGTTGTTAGTCAGCGCAGCGTGAAAGATTTTGCGGACATAACCGTTGGTATCGTAAGCAAACACGGCGGAGATATAGCGATATTCGCCTTTCTTGATGTACTCTGCGGCTTTGTCCGTCCAACGTACATCGGCAAAAATACCTTGAGGGGTAAAATAGAAATATTCCATCCAACCCGCACTAGGGGCTTCTTTGCCGTTTTGTTGGGAATGAATAATTTGGTGTTCGTAGTCAATAGGAAGGGGATTTTTCTGACGATTGGCAAGTGCTACCACATCAGCCCCGTTACTGTCCGTTACATACCATGCCTCCACATCGGTCGGTCTGCCGTCTGTTGCACGAAAGCGACCATAAGGCAAAAGCTGGATACGACCATGCTTTGCTTTATCCAGTTCAAAGCTACAAGCGGCAAAGGTGAGTTTCATTGTGCCATCCTTAAAAAATCATCTTAGGATGGCAGAATAACGGAAAGGCAAAAATGGAAAGAGAGGAGGGAGTTCCACACGCCCTTTAAATATAGGAAATGAAAAATCAATGTGGGACTTTTATCTTAAACCCATTTTAAAACGTTTTAAAACCGCTTTAAATTGTTTTAAAAATTTAAACTCGAAAAATGATACCTATAAAAAAGAAAATCGCCCTATGCTTGATTTAGGGCGGTTTTTGGATTTATTTCATCAAACTCTGAAAATAGTGTTGTACGTCATCTAAAATATCCGCCTCATCTTGTGGGGTTAAAACAAGGAACGGACGAGCCTGAATAGTGCTTCCGGGGTGATTTACCGACTTACGCACAATACCCCCAAAGGCCAAGGCTTTTTTGGTCACAGGTTTTATTTTATGCGGTTTGGTTTTACCACCAAATTGATGAATGGCAGCGTATTTTAAATTTGTCCCCACCTGCGCCTCATCATTATCCCAACTGGCATGGATGCTATTACGCAATGCACCACTATCAATCAAAGGCGAACCATCGGGACGGCTTTTTACACCCAGCCATTTCGGACGACCGCCCGCCTCAAAATTCTGATCGACCGCACTTTGCATGGTGCCGGCAATAGTGCGCATCAGCGGCACATTATAACGAATGCCTTCCGCCACTCGCTCTAGCAACGCCACCACTTCTTTTTCATTGTTGATTTTTATTTCAATCATAGAAACCTTTGTTACACTAAAAAATGTGGGCAATCCCGCCCACCTGTAAATCAATAACAAGGAAAGATTATGGAAAAGCAACAAGCAGAAAAACTTGCATTACACATAACATTAACACTATTAAAAACTGAACCCAATATAGTTCTAGCCGGCAAACAAAAGCCCAATTATCCAAAAGAAATTGTCAATTTTGCCAAAACATTAGCACAAGAATTAGAAAGAGAATTGGGCGATATACCCACTAATTCTGTTCTAATTCAGGATAGTCATTAATTATGCGTAAATCAGCTAAATAGCTGGATAAACTATAACTCTGATTTTGAAGTCGGATAAGTAAAGCCTGTCGCAAGCAGGCTTTTTCTTCCTTACTCAAGAAACAAGGGTACTCATGCCGCCAACTTTCTCCTAATAAATGTTCCATATTTCCTCCTGTGGTTGATTTTTAAACTAAAAGGGCTTATATTGGTTTTAGCCACTAGAAAAGCGATGAATCTCCCAGATCGCGGACGAACGGTTGAAAGAGTACCGGGGATTGTGTGTAGGTGTGGGGAGCCCTACCTAGTGGCGATTAATTTACTCCACTCTTTGTCTTTTAATTTTCTAAAAGACTGCACAAACGCTTCCTTGCCTAGAACTTTCACCACAACGCTGTATTTTTTATCATTAACTTCCTTGATAAATTGATAGTGTTTTTCCCTTGTATTGATCATTAATTCAGGTTGATTAATCACATCAGGTAATACTGCGTATTCTTCAACTTTAAAGTTCTCTCCACTACGGCTATTAAACTGCTTAATGAGCGTGTCATCAGAAAGCCACACGGTCGCTGTTTCACTTTTCAATATCGCTTTATCTGCTACATTTAATACGCCTGCCGCAAACTTATATTCACGACGCAGTTGATTACGCACCGCGGTTAAATCATCAGATGTGAGTTTTTCACTTAAATTTAGTCGCTGTTTGGCTTGTTTAAATTCTTCTTCAAACTGCCTAAAATCAAATTTAAACCCCTCGCCCCCCATTTCACGTTTGGCAAACTGGTGCGCTAAGATTTCCGGATACAAATCCAAATTCGGCTTATAAGCTGTCCGCCCCACGTTATAATCAAAGCCTCTGTCGGTCACTACCCATTTATCGTCAGAGAGTTTAAATGCCGTAGTTTTTTCTGTTTGCGTGGTATTGATTTTGCGCTCATAGTCAATTAATCGTTCTTCACCGTTGCCCACTACAAGATTACGCCGTGCAATATCCCGTTCACCTAAGGCAATCACCGAACAGCGACAATTAAACCCATTAGGCGGATAAAATATGTTCCAAAACGGATCATCATAGCGATAAACCAACCCATTCATCGCCGAATGACTTGGGCGTGTCCGATCATCATTAACCGCTGAATATTGCCAATAAGGGCGACTATCCGCATTATCCCGCATTTGTTGATAACGTTCGCTTGAATAAGCGGCCTGCATATTGGTGCGATAAATGGTTTCTAACCGCCGTGGCGTGCCAAAATATTCCCCGGTTTTTGGATCAGCCAGTAAATAGCCTTTATCATAACCCGCAATCCAACCTTTCTTTTTAAAATGTTCAAAAATGCCTTTTTTCCACTCACCGAAAGATTGCCCTTGCTGTTGTGCCTCAATTAAAGACTGATAAATGTCTTTCGTCATCTCAAGGCTGGAAAGGTTAGCAATACGGGCGGCTTTCGCCCTTGCACTGTCCATCAACCCTTTTTCATCAATATGATCTAAAAAGGCTTTTTTGCTTTTTAAAAATTCAATGGCTTTTTTCGGTGGCAAGCCTAACGCAAAACTAAGGTTTGGCATGGCTTGCCCCTAACAATTCCGATAAAAACATCGCACGGGTTAAATACTCATGGTGGGCTTTTGCCGTGAGATCCGGATAAAGTGTTGCGAGTTTTTCTTGCGCCTCTTCATAAGAGTGACAAGACAACATCACCTGAACTGCTTTTTGCACCATCGGATCAAGTTGTTGATTAAAATCCACCTGTTCCAACGCTTCATCTAAACTGTCATCTAATAAAGCCTGCTCATCTTTTTCTCCTGATTTTGCAGACAACGCCACGACTTTCCCCAAACAACCGTCACACTGACACCCCACCACATGAGCCGAAAGTGCGGTCGGTTTTTTCGCTGTTTTATCCTCGTTTACATCCGTTTTAACTTCCCTTTGCAGGGGGTTTAACAGTATGTCATCTTCTTGCACTTCCGGAATCCCCAATTTATCTCTCGCCCAACTCTCCGGCACTTTTACACCGATTTCCACCAATTTCGGTAATGCTTCGGCGAAAATAGATAAATCTTCGTATTCTTTGGTATCAAACTCAAAGTATGGCACACGATGGGGTGCAATATTCGGATCAACATTAATTTGTAAATACGGCAAAATAATTTGCTTCGTGATGGTTTGTGCAATCTGTTTGGCATCACTTATCATCAAATCACGGCGTACTTCATTATGAACGTTACCGAGCGCATTGGTGGAGCTTTTCCCATCTGCACCACTGGTTAGGGTTTGTCCTAAAATCAAGCGGGCGATGGATTTTTCACACCAATCCACCATGTGTAAAAAGGGATTATTGCCCGCTGATGTACCCGTAGCCACATTGTGCAACTCAATTTGCATAGATTCCGGCATAATCCCTGCCGCATTATGTCCGATTTCAGCCAAAGCACGCAGTAAAGTACGTTTTTCCAATGCTGTCGCACCCGCACCATATTTCCCGATGCGAATCGGCATACCGTAAAGCTCTAAAAACTCCGCAAAATCACGCACGGAATAATGCTTATACATATAAAGCCACGCAAGCGTGCGGTATAACCCGTCACGTGCCAACTGGGTCGAGCGGGATTTATGACGATGTACCACCCAACCAAAGGGGCGCAACGGCTCACCCATCGGATTATCCGGTGTGCGGAGTAAAAGATTATCGTCTTTATCAAGGTTAAACCAAGACTGCGGGCAAGGTTTAAACCCTTTCGGCACCCATTTCCCCTCCACTTGCGCCCATTGGATTTCCAAGGCGGAAAAACCGTGTCCTACCGCATCCATTAAATCCACAAATAAATCTTCAAGATTCGGATATTGATGGAACAACTCATCAATTTCTGCCTGCAGTTTTTCTTCCGCAGGCGTTGCATTGCGAGGTTCAACAATACGCCAATCCAGTGTGAGTACCGACCGCTTTCGGGTCATCATATTGGCGGCAATGCTGGAGTCTTGCTCTTCAATATCCATAAAGAGTTGATGTTGCGCCTGTATATCCCCGTTTTCCGCATCCTCTAAAATACTTTTCAGTTTCCCCGGGGTGATTTTGGCAGAGGGATGATCGTCCAGCACCCGTCCGGTAGCCGTCACCTTCGCTTCATCGGTTTGCGTTTCCTCGCTTTCCTCAACCTTAAACAACCCTTTCACTTTATCTAAAAATCCCATTTATCCCACCTTAACTTCGCCAAATTGAATACAGATCATCATCTTCTGCATCCAATTTTTCATCATGCTGATCTAAATCACTTAAACTCATCCATTCAATCGGGGCAGAGTTCGTCACCGCATTACGCCATAACATCTCCAAGGCATCCGGACCATCATCATGGTCGGCTTTCGGAAAATGCCGTAACTGGGCAATGAGTGTGGCTTGCGAGGCATGGAGTAAAATCAATCCATTCGCCATGTGCGGTTGCAAACTTTCGATACGCAACATCTTGTCCGTGTTCGGTTTCGTCGCCGTAGCCGGCACAGGACAACCCCGTTGGGCAGAACGTTTTACCAACTCATCTTTCAAAAACTCCTGAAATTGCACGGTTTCCACAAACCAACGTTGACAGCGGTATTGCCGTTGCAAACGAATCACATCTTCAATAATTAAATCGGGCAGGCGTTTTTTCACCTGCGCTTCGACCACATATAATTTGCCCGTAGAGCGTTGATACCCACCGACTAAAATCGCTGAAGGGTCACGACTTGCCCCGGCTTTTCCCATTGAGGGGTCAAGTGCGCCAAAATAAATCAAGTCTTCAGGGAGTTCAGTCCAATAAACGAGACTATTGGCAAACATCGCATCATCACTGCTTAAAGGGTCATTTTGATATTCCGAGTCAAAGGTGGCGTGTCCATCACGAGCCCGAATTTTCATCAACGTCAAAATCGGACGTGCCGCCCAACTGACCTCCGCCCCTTTATCCATTGCCGCTTTATTTGCCTGATAAAAGGCATCCGCCACCGCTTCGCCCTCATTAAGATAAAAATCTTCCCATTTATCCCATAACGCCATGTCATCAGGCTGTTTAATTAAGGCTTTAAATTTAGCGGTTTTCCACGCCTTATTTGCCAACGTGCGGTTTAATACGCTGTCGTAATGCAAGATTGTCCCGATATACACCACGTCCAACTTTTCACCCGGTACACCTAGCGGAAGCACGGTACTTTTAAGCCAAGTGTGCAATTTATCCCGTTGTTCTGCACTTCGCACTTGTTCGTCATTTTCTATGTCGTCCAGCACAACAAGATCGGGACGATATGCCCCATGACGTAACCCCCGTAATTTTTTACCTGAACCGGCAATTTCAACTTTTTGATTCGCTTTGGTTAAAATTGTCGTAGCCTGCCACACCCGTCCTTGCCCTGCAATTTCCGGAAAATCAATTCTTAAACGTTGATTAAACTCTAATTCCACTTTGATGGATTCCAACATTGGATATGCCTGATTAATCGAATCCATCACAATTAGTACGTAGTTTTTCTGTTTTGTGACTAAACAATAAAGGGAGAATAATTGTGACACCAATGTAGACTTAGCCTCACCACGGGGAGCAGCAGTCGCCATATTGACAGATTGACGAGATTGCAAGACGGTGGGGAGCTCGGCGAACAGATAATCATGCAACTGCGAACGACTACTTGAGCGAACATAATGCGGAAAATAATTCGACACAAAAAAGTCATAGCCCGAAACCGGATCGAACACGTTTTTGCGCCGCTCATTGATTGCCGAAAGAGAATCATCCCAACCGTCAAATTGTGCTTCCACTTTTTGCCGTAGGCTATCCGAATAGGCTTTTAATTCCGCTAATAGTGCTTTGTTTTTCACCTGCTCACCTATGCCTTAGAAGCTGACAATAAAACAGCAATAAATAGAAACCATCCCCAACCACTCACACCTTTCATTAATAATAAAAAGGCGCAGATAATAGCAGCAAGCGATGGCAGTTGAAAAATCAATAGTTTCATGCTTTAAATTCCTTATCTAATGTCCCGGCAAATTTATCTAATAAATCCGCAAAATCACTGCGTAATTCCGGTTTATTGGCTTGAATATAGTCCCCAAACAACATCATGGTTTTAATCGCCGTAGAAAGCTCTGACACCTCCGGCAACAACCGCTTACTGCTTGCCACCATTTTGGCGTAGGAATCACCCAAGCCTTGAATGAGTTTGGCTTTATCACTAATCGGCAAATTTTCCGCTTGGCGGAGCTCTTCCATGGTATTTTCAAAATAAAGTACAAAGGTGGTCAGCATACCTCGTGCCACATCTTCCACTTTACCGCTTGCCATCGTATTGGCATCACGGACTTTATCCCAATTATCCCCACGGGCTTCGGCTTCACGTTTCCAACGGCGAGCCGTGTTATAAGACACTTTCGCTTTCTCTGCGGCCGTTTCTAGGGTTAAACAATCAAACACATAATAACGGCGCACATCTGATTTCGTTTTCTCATCGTGAGCCATCTCAGCCTCCAAACTTGGCTTTGATTAATTCAAACCCAACAGAAACCAATAAACCGCTCAATCCACCCACAACGGCGGCTTTCACGCCTAATTTGGCTAAGTTTCTTTCCACCTGTGCCAAGCGCACATCAATATCATCAACACGCCCGTCTAACCGGTCGATTTTATGACTGACTTGCCGTGTTAAACTGAGTATTTCATCTAACTTGGCGTTAGTTTGTTCTTTTTCTGCTAATTGCTCTAAGCGTTTTCGCTCTCTTGCCGACATTATTTATCCGCCTTTAAATCTAACTTTTTGTTGATTTCTTTTAACTGACTACGAATTTCCGTGAGGAATTCGTGCATGTGATTATCTTTTACACTTGCCAACTCTTTGCTCTGAAATTCACGGTACATTTTTTCTTCCAATTGCTGGATAGATTTCTCATTGTCTTGTACTTTTTCATTCACTGACTTCCATGCCCAAGCCACAAGACTGATAATCAACGTCGTGCCAAGCCCGATAAACCATTTATCATCCATCATTGTGCCTCCTTACCTACACAGATTTCCCGATAGGTATCGTTATGCACTTTAATTTGACGTAGGGTTTCGGTGGTGTCTTGCCGACTGGCAGAAATCAGCCCAAACCCGGCGCAACTTGGATTAATCACGGAGATCGCCCGATTGTTGCAAGCGCTCAATGAGATCATCACGGCGAGTGCGACGAGTGTTTTCTTCATTTTTCTTTCTCACTTCAAAATGTTTAACTTGGGTTTCAGCCATTGCTTTTTGATTTTGTAGCTCTTGATTGGCTTTAAACAGACGGTCAATTTCACGGCTTGCACTTCGCAATTTATGCCAAATATAACCAACCACTATCAGCCCACCGATAATAGCCAATAACATCATTTGAATATTCATCAAATCCCCCTTGGTCTGTCTTCAAGTTCGGCTTGAGATGGCGTTTCAGCTTTCGCCCGTTCACGAGATTGGAATGCCGCCACCGCCCCTTTGGTTGCGGCAGAACCGCCACAGAAACAGGCAAAATAAAAATACAAATCCGTGGTGATAGCGCGGTCTAAATAAACCGAATAAACCAACACACCCGCCATCACCAAAAAGCCGAAAAACTGAATAAAGCCTGTGGTGCTGGCACGCCCGTCATTATTGGTAAAGAGTTCAACAAACTTATTCATTATCGGCTCCATTTCAGATATAACTGCATTGCTGTAGTGGGCTTGCCTTGTCTTACATAACTCCAAGCATTCTTACTCATCCAGTGCGGTCGTTTTTTCAGATTTTTTCGTGGGGTTGTAAACCAATCAAAGATGCGTTTAAATACGCCTAAAAATTCAAACTTCATTGTCCATTGCTCCATATTTTAAATTACCTGCCACACGACGTACCCAACCTTTACCGAATGTCGAAAAAGTAGATAATTTGCAATAAAACTCCAAACGCTCTGCATTTAAACGCATAATCACATCGGATACGGCCATTTTCTTAATCACAGCAAGCGTGATATTGCCAATCACCCCGTCATCTGCCACATTCACTGCCCGTTGCAACATTCGGCTGGCATTGCCCAAACCGTGATTGACCGCCGCATCAAAAAATTGATAAGCGATAGCCGGCGGCATTTTGTCGCACTGATAACGCACCCAAAAGGCAGAATGATAAATTTTAAAGGCTTGCTCACGGGTCATCGCACGCATTGTGCCCGTATAACCATTGGCTTCAGCTGTGCGTTTGGTGATGCCCCAGTTGGTTTCGCCACCGGGGTCGCGTGGATCATTAACATAACCGCCTTCATGCCCGATAAGACGATCAAAAATTTGCTGAAAAGTTAAAGACATAAAAAATACCCTCAATCATTTTTAGAATTGAGGGTATTGTGTAATAAAAAGATTGCGCTGAATGGAGGAGGGAGTTCCACACTCCGACTAAAAAAGTGTAGCTTGTTGATGTTGATAAGGGGACATTGACTGAAGTGTGCGAACAATATCCCATGCATGGCGGTCAGAAAGTTGGTATTTTTTACAAAGCTCTAACATCGCCATACGTCCGCTTTTTTTCTCTTGTTGCGTAATAAAATCAAAATCGGCTTTTAGTCGTTCATTACGCAACAAACGCAATGCCGCCTCACAACGAGGAATATAAACCCGCTCTGACTTAAAATAACGGCGCAATTTCACCGCACTTTCCAGCCCAATTAAGGCTTTGAGTTTAGGGAAATACACTTTACCATCGGAAAAAAGAAAGTTCACCCCACCAAATTGATGAACAATTTTCTCTACATCATTAAACCCAACCAGTTCCACCATTTCCAACACCACATCCGGCAGACAATCGGCAACACGTTCAAATTGAGACTGCATAATCCCCCCTGTCAAATCACATTTTGGCGCAATTTAACACGAGATTTTTAAAAGTTAGGAATTTTGGTAGGAGAAAGATGAAAAAAATCCCGCACGAGGCGGGATTTAATATTAATGATAACTGATATAAATTTTGAAAGGTTTGCCTTTTGCTCTATGCCAAACTCCGTTAATTCTGCGAGCCCAACGTAAGACAAAGACACCACGTTCATCGGTATATTCCATGGGAATTTCCTTATGTGTGAAGAAATCCCTTGAACGTTCACGAAAAAATTTATATACTTTCCCTGCATTTAACAAAAGTCAAGTGCAAAAAAACACATATATTTTCCTTGATATTCAAGGAATTTCGTGGTTAAGGGTTCCGTAGTTTCAACCGGTCAAAGTTTTCATTACGGAAAACCCTATGATACATAGCCCAATCAGTTCTTGCTGGTTGGGTTTCCTATATCTAGTAGTTGTAAAAAGACATAACCACTAAATACAGATCCAATTATAGACAGGATCGATCAGAAGATCAATAAAGATCGTTAAAATCTATCAAAAAAGCCCCTCATTCGCTCTCTAGGGCATAAAATAAAAAATTTTGGATCCAACCCTGCCTTAAAATTTTTCTTGCTTAAATGGCGTTTTATTTTGCATAAACGGACATTTAAAAAAATCAAATAAGGGCAAATATAGGTATATAGTTTCCTCTAGTGCATAATTATTCTACTTTTTAGTATAAAAAATCCCGCACGAGGCGGGATTTTTAAAGATAGTTTTACGCTAATTCAATTTTGGTTACTTTAATTTCATGTTTTTTTGAATATTCCTCTCGTTCAATCATTATTGTAGCTGCTTCTGGTGTTGGTGCTACAATTTTCTTCATTGCCCCAGTAGTCCAACCACCTGTGCTTCCTATTCTTCTGTACCAGTAAGTCACTTTAAATTTCATTATTCCCTCTCAATAAAAAAGGCTCAAACGAGCCTTTAATCTACACTTTGCAAAGGGTTTTCTCAACCATTTTTAGCACTTAACAACCCCTGCATCTCCTCCACATGCCAATCCAACGCCGCTACAAACACACCGATTAAGCCTGCCAACTGCTGATAACTCAAGGTATCATGGCTATTGGCGGTGATTTCCAACAAGTGGCGAACACATTGCAATCCGCCCAAATCACTACGAATATCCTCTAATTTATCTTGCATAGCCAAGGTATTCATCTTCGCCCCCTTATGCAAATAAGGCTAATTGACGCACCGTTTGGCGGCGTTGCAACAAGCCCAAGTCAAACAACTTACGCAACCGAAATTCAAGGGCGTGTTTGCCTAAATCCAACAACTTGCCGATTTCACGGTTTTCCAGCCCCATCTCACGGTATAAAATAATTTTTTCACATTCCGGATAGGCGGCAAACAAGGCTTGTTGCGCCTGTTTTTGTAAGCGTGCAATCTCATTGGGGTTGTTGCGTAGAAAAGCCGGAATTGTCATTAATTGTTGTTTTAAGCGGGGAATTTCGAGACGGGCTTGTTCTTCTCCTTTGATAAAATGGCGGCGAATTTGTCGCCCGATTTCGGAGCGTTCTAACATACAAAGCTCTTTTGCCATATCAAGAGTAAGATGATATTCATGAATTTCTATTTGACGGCTACCAAAGAACCCTCTATCGACATTCTCAAATTTGAGAACGTCGATAAAATCAAGGTTTTCCGCAAATTTGTACTCATAAATTCTACGTTTAATCCAATCTTGAAAACGAGTTTGAACTTTTAAAAGTAGATGTAAATCTTTAGCATTTACTAATTGAACAGGTTGATTTTGAATAGAACCGTTAAAGGTTTCAATAGATAAGTTTGTCATGTTTCGTTCCTCTTGTAAGAGACCCTATTTTTGGTAGGGCGGTCGAGAGCCAAAAACAGCGAAACAAGCTGCGGAGTTATTCCCTTGCGGTGTTGTATTCCTCACACTCTCGACCATAAATAAGATTTTTTAATTTTTCTGACCGCACTTTATGGACTGCGGGCAAAAAAATACCATAAATAACGCTTTACGGTGTGCGTGTTTCGGCTTTTTTGGAACCTTGATCGAAAAATTAAACGTTTTTAATTCAGAAATCAAGGTTTAATTGTCCGTTTATGCAAAATATTTTACGATTTTTGTTTTTGGCGATCATACACCGATAACATCTGCACCACCTTTTTCAACTGCCAAGGGTGCAACCAATGCACAAAGTCTACCTTAAAGGAACGTTTGGCAATGCCATCCGCATATTCCTTTGGCAAACCGTGTTTTGCCAAAAGTGCGGTAATTTTTGCCAGATAAATTTTCTTATCTTCCCTTGGGGTAGCACGATTGCCCCAAAATGCCGACCGCACTTTAAAACCTTTTTTCACCATTTCACCCAATACTTTGTGCAATTCCTCCTCGGTCATTGCCGCACAACTGGTTTTGCCGGTGAGATTGGCAAGGAATTGACGATAAGTCTCTTCATCAAGTCCTAACTGGTTTTTACCGATATGGATCTTAGCTATTAATGCCTTACGCTGCATAACTCTTCTCCTTTTCAACTTTCCACGCCAACCATGTGGCATACTCCGGCATATTTTTCACAATGTCTAACTGACCCACCGCCGCATAGCGCTCAATGTACTGAATATCGGCGATACGTTTATCTTCTGCCTGTTGCTCGGCGGTTTTCATCTCAGTTTTACCTTCATTACGCACCACAGCAAACAAAGGCTTTACACCTTCATAGACTTTTTTCAGGTAATTATGATTATTAAGTGCCACGACATTTTTTCCGTCTCGGCGATTTTTCATCACCGCATTCACGGTCTCTGTCAGTGCATGGGCAAGAAGAGGGCTAGGCTGATATAGCTCCAACACCTCACGCATTAATTTCACAGCCCGGCTATTAGATAGCCCTGACTTTTCAGGACGAAACAACCCAATATAACTTACCAATGCCCGTGCGTTATTGCCTTTGAGCCCGGCAATAATCCCCAACATCTCACGCCCGGCATCATCCTCTAACAATTGATCGAGATGAATATCCGAATGACACACCGGGCAACGGCATAATTTCACGTTTAACACTCCTTTAAACCGGGTTTAAAACACATTATTCAGCCCACTTTAGGTGGAGAAAATGGGCTGTAAATGGGTTTTAAGATAATTTCGGAGGGAACGGTAATGGACGCCAATGCGTTATTTTTGTACACTCTCCGTTGAGGCTATAAAATCGATTACCTTGAACCATATAAGCTAATACATAAGCCTCATCATCACCGGGTTCATCAACACCAAAACACATCACAATATCACTACGCTCAAATCCGTCATAATTAAAGACTTTTGGCAATCTATCCGAACACTTAATCTAACCATTGTTTTCACTCATTTTTGACTCCTAGGCAAACTGTTCTAACTTTGTTTCGTGTGTAAACTCTA